ATATGCAGGAACAGCTAGACGAGCTGATCCTTCAGAATTAGATGATTACAGAAAGATAATTGGTAGAGCTCTTGAATCAAAAGATACCGATGATCAAGGTATAATTGAAGTAGTAGTAGGAGCGAAGTAATGCCGCAAACAGTGGGCCAATTAGCCGAAGCAGCACACTATAACGCAGTAGCGGAAGTTGTCAACAAAATCTTTGGCGACAAATACCCATCTGCATTAGTGACAGATGCTAACAGAAAAGCCACACATAAATTTGGTTGGGGTGCTGTTAACATTGCTGATGCACTAACACAAGGCACACTTATTACTGCTGATAGATTACAGACAATGGTAGATCATACTAATGTTAGTATTGATCATATCAATGTAACAGATAGTATATTGGTATTTGCAGTTCCAATTGGTAGAACTGGAGTTACAGCAAATACACCGGTGAGAGCAGAAGATCTTAATTTAATTGAAACTAAATTTAATAATACCATACTTGTTAATGATAATCATGCATATGTAGATCCCACTGATGCTAGTTTATTACCAGCTACACCGCTGAGCGGATCATTATACAGAAGAATAACACCTTGGACTAATAACCTGACAGGTGAACATAAATTTATATTCAATGATTATACACATGCAAGACACTTTTTCAATGGTGGCGGACAGCTACAGCTATTTTTAGAAATGACTAGTGGATGTACAGCAGGTTATTTTAATTGGGCAGATATTATCAATGAAGTTGGCACCCTAGTATTTGACTGGAATACACTTTATCAAAGTGAAGGTTATACCACAGCAGGTAACAGTGCTAACAAAGGATTTTATGATTTGACAGATCGTTACGGTGATGGCAGTGACCTAGACGGCATAGTAGATGATGAAGGCTTACTGTTTACTAGTGCAGGTGTTACGATAAATGCTCCAAGTGGATATGGATATGGTTATGGATATGGTTATGGTTATGGCGGAGGTAATGTGCCAGGGGTATTTGTAAGTAATGCTACTAGTGGATACGGATATGCAGGCGCTTGTCCTGGTATTCCTGTTTACATTGTTCCAATTACCAGCTATAGTGCTTATGCAGCTAGATATCTTAAGGTTTATGGAAAATGGGCTAACAATGGATCAGAAGTTCATTTTAAAGTTGTACTAGACAATACTACTTTAACCCAGACTGTAGATGGACAAATAGAAGCAACGTGTAGTTATCTTATGCCAGATGTTATAACACAAAATTCAAGTACATTTGATGTTACACCTGATCCTCAGTTTGACATCATTGACAACTTTAATACAGCAGACGACTCGTAAAAAAACTGTTGACAAATCTTACATAAATAAGTTATAGTAGCATATAATTATAGGAGAAACTCACCATGGATGAGAGACTCGAGAAAGCCCTCGAATTTGCAAATTATAGATCAACACTTAGCAATCAAAAAAGAAATATCAGATCAAGAATGCAGGTACTACAAAGTGTGCATTTCAACGGAGGTAGCTTTATAGCTAACGAAGTTACTATTTCTTTTGTAGGTTCAATAATTAATGCAGGAAAAAGTTCAGCAATAATTGTTGATACCAAAGACAATCCCATTGAAATCGAAGATTTACAAGAATTTCAAAACATTTTGATTGATGCTTATCAACAAGCTACCAATGAATATAAAATACAAATGGATAAAATTAAAAAAGCACGTAATATTAAGAAAATAATGGATTGGTAATGTCTGAGAATAATATTCAAGAACAATCAGGCATATGTATGTTTGCTTACAATAATGATCAGTTGGATTATGTACAGTTTGCACATATTGCAGCTGGGTATGTAAAAGCAAGTATGAAAAATAATAATACTTGTTTGATTACTGATGAAGGAACATATAGTTGGTTGAAAGACAGTATAGATAGTGACTGGCATAATGCTTGTTTTGATCATGTAGTGATAGCTGAGACAGAACTTAAAAATAATCCACGTAGACATTTTGACAGTCCGTGGACAGAATTTACTGCTCCTTTTTATAATAATAATAAAGATGAAATTTTTAGTCTTACACCTTTTGAAAAAACACTGTTAATTGATACTGATTATATTATTAAAAACAATTTTTATGACTATATCTTTGATACAGATATTCCTTTATCCATGCATAAAAACGCACGTTACTTAGAACATCAATTACCTTATACAAATGAAATTACACTAAGTGATGGTGGTGTACATCATTGGTGGAGCACTGTGGTTTATTTTGATCAAAGTCAAGAAAGTAAACTGTTTTTTGATACATGGGCTCATATTAAAGATAATTGGGATTATTATCATTTGTTATATCAATTTCCTCCTGCACTGTTCAGAACAGACTTTTGTGTAAGTATTGCTGCGCATTTAATGAACGGCTACAATGAGAATAATTTTGTACATGATTTTTTAAATACACCTCTTGTAAATATGGATCAAAAAGATGATTTGATAGAAGTGCAAGATATTAACAATTGGGTACTACTCAGTCATAATAGACAAGAACAATGGAAAAATATATTAACTAAAAATATAGATACAAATTTACATGTTATGAATAAAAGATCGTTATCTAGACACAGTGATACAATTATAAAAAAATTACAGGAAGTGATTTATGAGTAAAAGAGGTTTTATAACAATTGGGATCGATACAGAAACGGATCAAGTAAAATACAGTTATGCCCTTGCACTGAGCATTAAAAATTGTGATCCAGATGCAGAAATTTGTCTAGTAGTAGACAAAGATAAAAGTGATCTAGTTGATAACAATTATTTTGATGCATTTGATTATATTGTTGAACTTCCTTTTGGTAATACAGGACATGCAGACGGATATCATGGCAGTAATTTTTGGCAATTAATACACTGTACACCATTTGATGAAACAATTTATGTTGATTCAGATAGCCTATTTTTAAATGTTGACATTGATTTATTATGGAAACAATTTCAGAATGTTAATATAGGAATGACTAGTATTGCGAGAAATTATAAAAATAGTTTGACCAATAAAAGAATTACATTCGAAATTGAAAAACAATATCAATTGCCTGAACAATACAGTCAATTATTCTATTATGATTCTAGCGAAGAAGCACTTGCTTGGTTTAAAATGGCTGATCCAATTTTTCAAAACTGGAGAGAAGTATACGATATTCATTTTAAAGAAAAGAAACCAAACAGTTTTAATAAAAATGTTTTGTGTAATCTGATTACACATTATTTAGACTTATATTCTGAAACAAACATTATTATTAATAATTTTTATGATTTGGCTACCAGTGATCAAAATCTATGGGCTAATGATCTGAGCGAAAAGTGGACTGACGTTTTAAATAATTGGTATACAGATAAACATGAATTAATAATAGAAAATAGTAATATATCTAATGGAATTATTCATTACAGAGATGAAAATTTTTTAACGCAAGAAATAATCAATGAGCTCAAAGAATCTTTTAATACAACAAAAACCAGAATCCAGTACTCCTGATCATAGTTTCTATGTTTATTTCGACGAATGGCATGGGAATATTATATCAGTGGCTAACAAAAAATTAGATAAGTTAAACTATCCTTATCTAAGAACAACAGATGGTGTTTGTCGAGATTTAATGACAGGTAAAAAAAGTGTTAAAAAATATGTTGTAGCAGAAAGTTATGAAACACAAAGTTATAAAATTGTACTTAGAGAAAATTTCCTAAGACTTAAAAAAGCTGAAGAATATCTGAGTAAAATTAAAGAAGTTTCTCTAAGTACTGAACCAGATATTAGTCTTGTGTGTTATCTAAGCGATTACAAATTAGAAACTAGTATAAGTGAAGAATTGTTTTATAAAATAACAGGACTAAAAGGAAACAGTGAAATATATATTGAAAATGAAAATCAATTTGAAGATTTAAAATTTTATATAACTAAAAAAAATAATCCACACGAATTGTATCAAGCAATATCAATAAATCCAGCTGACTTAATTAAAAACAAAAATATAGTATATGATTTAAGTCATTTGCGCACAAGAGCAAAACTTGCAAATGTTGATATATATACTAAAAGAGTTTTTAAAAATTATGGACTAAAAATAAAACACAATTTTGTTCAAGCAGAACTCAGAAGTGTTAGAAAAAGATCTCATTTGAGTATATATGAAAAATTCTTTGAAGATAATACGGCTTTTAGTGTAAGCTCTAGTACACAAGGATGGATTATACGCAGTAACTTTGAACATCCACACGAATATAAAATATACAGTGATTTGCGTTTATATCTGACAGGAAATAATCCTAATCAGCTGTTGGATAGGATTATAATACCTATTGACAAAATAGGAAACTATCAGGAGTATATTGTACAAACTCAAGTGGATCCTACCACTTGTAAAATATTAGTAGGAGAACAAGGAAAGAACATAAATTTTAAATTTGAGGATATAGAATATGTCGAATCTGGTAAGTATTAATGATTTTGACATAGTATACATCAGTTATGACGAACCTAACGCAGATGAAAACTATGCAGATCTATTAGAAAAGTGTCCTTGGGCCAAACGCAGTCATGGTGTATGGGGCAGTGATGCAGCACACAAAGCTGCGGCAGCATTGAGTGAAACTGAACGCTTTATTACTGTAGATGCTGATAATATTGTCAACGATGATTTTTTTAATGTTGAGCTAGACATGGATAAGATTGCTCCCAGTCATGTTATTAGTTTTGCAGCAAAGAACGTTGTAAACGGATTAGTATACGGTAATGGCGGTATTAAAATGTGGCCAGTCGATGTTGTTAACAGTATGCGTACACACGAAGCAGCACCTGCAACAGACAAACGAGCACAAGTTGACTTTTGTTGGAACATACAGTATATTCAAATGAATAACTGGTATAGTTGGGTATACAATAATGGCAGCCCATTACAAGCATGGAGAGCTGGTTTCCGCGAAGGTGTTAAAATGGGATTAGAAAATGGTGACGTAGTTGATCCTGCAAGACTAAAACAAATTTTTAGAGAAAACTATAGACGTTTAATGGTATGGATGACTGTGGGCGAAGATGTTGAGAACGGATTATGGGCTATTTACGGTGCCAGACTTGGATGTCACATGACTAATATACTACGTCATGAATGGGATTGGAAAAATGTTAGAGATTTTGATTGGCTCAGCAACTATTTCAATGAAGAACTTGCTCCGCAGTTTGCTGGAGATGATCAATTGTGTCCACGCACAGGTATGCAGTGGGATAGCACTAAACTTAAACAAGAAACCTTGAGATTAGGAGATGATCTCAGAGGAAAACTTGATTTAGAAATTGCTGATATCGGTATAGCTGGCAGTCGTTTTTGGAAAACAGTATATCGTAATCCCAGTCGATTAGGCCCGCAAATTCGAGAAGATCAAGTAAGAGAATCAATTGAGGATATATAATTGTTAGATTATAATAAATTTATGTCTATGCAAGGATATACTAGTTGTGACAAGCTAAAAGCAATAAACAATATTATATCTAATAGAAAAAACGTAAACACAGTTGTAGAAGTTGGATCTTATTGCGGTAGAAGCAGTAGTTGTATTGCTGAAACTATAGGAGAAAACATAGATCTTTATTGTATAGATCATTTTCTAGAAGAAAGATGGGCCAGCGGAAAATATGCAGACGGAAAAGATGGCAGACCTCTTGCAGGAACATGTTTAAATCAACGTGCTGAATTTGAAAAAAATACAAAAAGCTATAAGAATATTAAAATGGTGACAGGATATTTTCCATATGATATAAAATGGTCAGGTGGAGATATTGACATTTTTTTCTTAGATTCAGATCATCAGAATCCAGATGATACAGATATATTAACTCATATTTGTAAGTTTATGCCTGCAGGCTCATTGATAATAGGAGATGATGCAAAAATAGACTATGCACACGGACACAACGTTTTTTATAATATAAGTATTTTAGAAAAAGCATATGATACAAAAGCTAAATTTGATTTTAAAAATGGTAATTATACAGACGATTTGTGGACCATTGAAGTAACAAAAGACTACATTAATTTAAAGGATTATATATAATGTCACTTAAACTTAAAGACATAGAATGGGATACCACAGACGGGCATTCAGGTGATTACAGTAAAGTCGCGAATAATGGTCGCAATTTAGATAAGATGAAAACACTCTTAGATAGTACAGGATGTGGTTTTTGTTTGGCAAAATTTAAACAAGTGACACTACATTTAGGAACTGGAATGACACACAGTTGTCATCACCCTAGTCCACATAAAATTCCGTTGGAAGAACTAAAAGATAATCCTGCTGCACTGTTTAATACAAAGCACCTTAAACAAGCCAGGAAAGAAATGCTTAACAACGAAAAGCCTAGCGAATGCGACTATTGTTGGAGAGTAGAGGACAGTGGCGGAAAAAGTGATAGATTTTATAAAAGTATTGAGCCATGGGCAATCCCAGATCATGATACAGTAAGTGAATTAAAAGGAGATGAAGACTTATATCCTAGCTATTTAGAAGTTTCTTTTGGTAATGTGTGTAATATGAAATGCACATACTGTGCTCCTGAGTTTAGTAGTAAATGGGTAGAAGAATTAAAACAATACGGGCCTTTAAAAGTTTTAGAAGGTACTGAGGATGAGCAATGGGTACAAGGTTATCAAAAAAATATTGATAACCTTAGCATACCCAACAGAGAGTTTAATCCTTATATTGATGCATTTTGGAAGTGGTTCCCTGAAGCTAGTAAACATCTTAAACATTATCGTATTACAGGCGGCGAACCATTAATGAGCAAAGAAACTGTTAAAAGTATGCAATGGTTAATAGATAATCCAAATCCAAACCTAGAATTTAGCCTTAACAGTAATTTTAGCATTCCTGATTCATTGTGGGATCCTTTTGTTAAACGACTTGAATATATGGCAACTAATAACAGTGTAAAAAAGATTACAATCTATACTAGTGTAGAAGGTTGGGGTAAACGTGCTGAATATGCTCGAACTGGATTAGATTTTAATTTGTTTAAACAAAGAACAGAACAATTAGCAGCTATGAATAATATCAGAGTTGTAGTTATGGCAACATTTAATATGTTTAGCATTACTAGTTTTGACAAAGTACTATCTTGGATTTATGATTTAAAAATGAAACATAATCCGTGTAATTTTGCAGCTGGGTTATTAGAAAAAACAGGATTCAATGTTGCTCCAGATAAAGATTATCCAAAACGTAAAGCTGATAACCCTAGTCATAGTGTTACTGTAGGTATTGATATACCTTATCTTCGGCATCCAGAAATGTTAGATGTGCATTTTTGTACACACGAACTAGCAGAAGATTATTTGTTTAAATTATTAGAATTTATGACTAGTCGTTATAAAAATGAAAGCTGGACTCATCCAGGTGGTTTTGAACACTACGAAATTGAAAAAATGAAAAGAATTGTAGTACATAGAATGTATTATAATGAAAAAAATAAACCAGATAGAGAAAATGGTAATGATGTTATCCGAAATAGAGCAAAATTTTATGATTTCGTTAATGAATTAGATAAAAGAAGAGATACAAATTTCTTAGATACATTTCCAGAAATGAGAGAATTTTACGAAGTATGTAAAGCATCTAAAGAAAGATACGTATAATGAGTAGAACAGGTGATCCCGTAGGTTTTAGAAAAAACATCTTAGATACAAAAAGTCCAACTTTTTGTGGAGCAAAATGGTATAATGCTACAATATGGTTAGGTAATGGTGCAACTACTAGTTGTCACCATCCTCCTCCTCATAAAATAGACCCAGAAGAAGTAAAAAAGAATCCCAGTGCATTACACAATACAACATATAAAAAACTTGTACGAAAAGAAATGCAAGAAGGTATACAGTGTAAAGAGTGTGAATATTGTTGGAAAATAGAAAATCTAAATCAAGATTTAGTGAGTGACAGGGTTTACAAAAGTGAATTATATTCTGAATCAGAACTTGAGGATGCTTTTAATGCTAACTGGCGACAAGATTTTACGCCTAGGACATTAGAAATTGCTTTTGATAACAATTGTAATTTTGCATGTAGCTATTGCAATGCAGGATTTAGTACAACATGGAGCCATGACATAAAAAAGAATGGTCCTTATCAAGATCTACTCAGCGACGGTTGGGGTGCATTTGGCACAGAAGGTAATTGGGCAAAACCATACGGAGTCAAAAATGAAAACAATCCTTATATTGAAGCATTTTGGAAATGGTGGGAAAGTGATCTACAATATAGTTTAAAAGAACTTAGAGTAACAGGAGGAGAAGCTACTGTTAGTAATGATTTTTGGAAGTTATTAGATTGGTATGAACAAAATCCTGATTGTCGTGTAAGATTAGCAGTAAACAGCAATCTAGGTATTAAAAAAGATGCTTTACAAAGACTAATAGACATGAGTCACAAGATACATGACTTTGAAGTGTTTAGTAGTTGCGAAGCGTACGGTATACAAGCAGAATACATCAGAGATGGACTTGTTTGGGATGAATGGCTCTACAATGTTGAACAACTATTAAGCAAAGGTAAATTTAAAGTTTTTCATGTTATGCTTACACTCAATGCGCTTTGTTTAGGCAGCTTAGATAAATTTCATGATGAAATATTTAGGCTAAGAAAAAAATACGATACTTGGATAGGTCTTAGTTACAATATTCTTAGATTTCCTAGTTTCCAGAGTATTACTACATTGCCCAAACACATAAGAGAAGAACGTGCAGCGTATTATCAAAAATATTTAAACAAAAACAGAGATCAGATGTATTTGCACGAAATTGACGGATTTAATAGAACTATAAGTTATATTAAAAATGTCGACGAAGGACACAGTGTAAGAGAACTAAGTGATTTAAAAACAAGGCAAAATGATTTTCATAATTTTTATAATCAGTACGATGTAAGAAGAAACAAACAGTTTTACAATGCATTTTCTGATTGGTCTGATCTATTAGAGTGGCATAGAAGTCTTGACAATAATGATAACGAACATAAAATTTTAGAACCTATCGAAGCTAGTGCAATAGAATGGGGAAGAGATATATATGACAGTGTTATGAATAAAGCAGTCAATGATGGTTTAATAAATGAATGAAAAAATAGAAAAATTAAAAGCTAACCCGAGCTTTTGTAGTGCGCCTTGGGTACATGTTCATAGTTTACCAGATGGGAATATAATACCTTGTTGTATATGGGATTATGAAGACTATCAGTCTGACAGGAAAAAATTTGGAAACATAAACAATTCTGAAAGTATGCTAGCAGCTTTAAACAATGCAGGTTTTAAAGAATTAAGAAAAAAATTCTTAAATGGAGAACATGTTCCTGGTTGTGTTAGATGTTACGATAGAGAAAAATACAACGTTACATCATCGATGAGACATTGGTTTAATTCATATACTATTGATACAGAGCAAGTAGAACAAAATATTTTACAAACAAAAGACGATGGCACAATTGACAACGTTAATATCAGATATGTAGATATCAGATTTGGAAATATCTGTAATTTAAAATGTCGTATGTGTAGTCATGGATTAAGCAGTACTTGGTACGAAGAAACTGGAGATTTGCCTGATGATTTACAGTGGGGAGGTAGATCTAAGACAAAATTTATACACACAGACTGTTATGATAAATTAGATCCTTATCTTAAAGATGTGAAAGAAATTTATTTTGCAGGTGGTGAGCCGTTTTTGTACCCAGAACATTTAAAAATCTTAGACAGATTAGTAGAATTAGGTAATACCAATTGTGTGCTTAAATATAATACAAATTTAACAACCTTAAAATATAAAGGAAGAAATTTTATAGATGTTTGGAAAAATTTTCCAAATGTAGCAGTTGGTGCTAGCATCGATGGTATGGAAGACACAGTAGAATATATTAGAACAAATTTAGTTTGGAAAGAATTTGAAGAAAACTTTAACTTAGTTAAAACACAAGCACCACATGTTCATATTAGTCCAAGTATAACAATAGGTATACTTAACATAGAAAAATTTGCAGATTTTGAAAAATATTGTTTGTTAAATGGTTGGCACGGAGATAGAGCATTTTCCTTAAATTACATAATGGATCCAAAATACATGAACATACAGTATCTTCCAATTTGGTACAAACAAAAAATGATAAAATCTTTAGAAGATCACATAGATTGGTTAAAAGAAAAAAATATAACAGGATTTCATTATTCTAAGATTGTAGAATTAATAAGTAGATTAGAAGACAACACAGTATCCCAATTTGAAATAGAAGAAAAAATTAAACGTTTAAAATATGCACTAGATACGTATGACATTACAGGAAATTTAAATTGGAAAAAAAGTTTGCCTCATATAGTTGAATTTTTTGACAGATACGAAAAAGAAAGTTACTAAGATGAAAAAATATTGTGTTATGCCTTGGGTAGGTTTAGAAATTAACAATAATGGTGGTTTTAGACCATGCTGTGTGTACAGTGATAGATTAGAAGATTCTGAAGGTAAAAAATATAATATTAACACACACACCTTAGAAGAATATATGAACAGTGATTCATTGAGAAAATTAAGACAAGATCTATTAGACGGAAAAGCACCTAAAGGATGTGATAAATGTTATAGAGAAGAAGAATTGAACATCAATAGTATGAGAGTTAGGAAAAATAGAATTTTCCCACAAGTGTTTGAAAATAGTGATCCTGGAAATTTATCAACTATTGATTTAAAACTTAGTAATTTGTGTAATCAAAAATGTGTTATTTGTAATGCGAATGCTAGTAGTATGTTAGCTGCTGAAAATAAAGAAATATTACCTGAAGAAAATAATAATTATGACTATAAATTATTTAATTGGTATAAAATAGAAGATAAATGGGATCAATTAAAAGAACAAACACAATCTACAGTTCATTATGATTTTTATGGAGGAGAACCGTGGCTTATTAAAAAGCAATGGGAATTTATAGAACACCTGATAGAAACAGGAAAAAGTGAATATGTATCTTTAAATTATGCAACCAATGGTAGTATACACGAAGATAAGTTCTTTGAAGAATATTTTTCAAAATTCAAAAGAGTCACAATACTGTACAGTGCAGATGGTATTGAAGATACATTTGAATACAACAGGTATCCAGGAAAATGGGATCTTTATAAAGAAAATATTTTAAAAGCCAAAGAGTATTGTGATAAAAAAACTATTGATTGGATAGCAGTAGCATATACAGTAAGTGCTTATAGTATTCATAATGTTATAGACAGTCTTAATTTTTACAAAAAACATGAGATACCTGTTTGGTTTAATTTAGTCAATGAACCTTTTCATAGACCTGGTTTATTGTCCTCAGATATTAAAAAACAAATTATTGATAACATTAAAAATAACTGGCAAGATGACTATTTTCTAGTAGACAATAATATTAATCCTGATTTTTTTGAAGCAGAATTAAACAATGAGATCGAAGAGAAATGGAAGCAACACTTTGTCGATAGAACAAATATTAGAGATTTGTATAGAAAAAATAGTCTAATAGATATTATTAAACTACAAGGTATAGACCATTTTATGCAAGGAAATGATTATGAACAAGTATAACATTTGTAGTAAAATGTGGACTGATACAAATATTAATTTTCAATCTAAGACTTTTAGACATTGTTGTAAACAAATAGGTCAATGGATATCTTTAGAAGAAATTGATAGTTTAGGACCAGATGTTTTTGAAAAGCATGAAAGTAATATAGAAAATAGAAAAATTGCTATTGAACAAAATGAACTGCCTCCTGCATGCAAATGGTGTATTGATACTGCTCCTAATAATATAAAACAAGTTTGGAATATTTGGAACGATGATATTATTGAATACAAACTTCCAAATTTATTACACAATAATGAAACAACTTACATTGATTTAGACATAGGAAAAAGTTGTGATCTTGCTTGTGTATATTGTGGGCCTTGGAGTAGTACAACTTGGGCAAAAGAACTAGATCAGCCTGCTAATAATGTTATTGATCAAACTTGGAAAACCAAAGTATTAGATAACCTTAAAGAATATCTACTAAATTTTGATAGTGATAGAGATTTAACCTTTAATATACTAGGAGGTGAACCTTTACTAATTGTAGACACATATGATATAATTCTTTATCTCAGTGAGAGTTGCAAACATTTTAATAAAAAACCTGTACTAATGATAACAACTAATTTAAATTGTAAACCAGCACTATTAAAAAGATTGTTAGAAACTATTGAAAAAACTAGAAATATATTCAGTTGGAATTTAAGTGTAAGCATTGAAGATATCGATAAGCGGGCAGAAGCAGTGCGTTATCACTTAGATTTCGAGAATTTTGAAAACAATCTTAACGCAGTAAAAAATAAAGTAGATCATTTATATCTGACTACTACTTTTAGTATTTTTAGTTTTGCTAATTTTCATGAATTTTTTAATTGGTCATTTGACATTTTAGGAAAAAACAACTATACTAGAAACTGGGACTATAGTTTAAATAATGTACAAGAAGGATTTACAGATCTTGCATATTGTCCTAAAGAATTAATAGATATAGATTATATTAAAAATTCTTACTACAATAATATAGATGGCATAAAAGTTGATGCTTTTAAAAAACAAAATGTCATTGATCATTTGGATAATATGTATAGTCGTGCCGGAACTAAGAATATTAATTCTCAGTTTATTGGATTTTGGGAACAAATGAATTTAAGAAGAAATTTAAATTATTTTGAAATTTATCCATTAACCAAAATAAAAAATTATATACAGGAATCAACTTGATAAATTTTGAACAAATTAAAGCTATACATCTTGAACTTAGCAGTGCTTGTAATGCTGCCTGTCCTGTGTGTCCTAGAAATAGTGAAGGAGGATACACTGTTCCTTGGCTTAAAGCTAGAACTATGACAGCAGATGATTTTAAAAAAATATTCAATGATGAGGTTTGTCAGCAAATAGAAAAAATTTTATTGTGTGGTAATTTTGGTGACCCTGCATTCTGTTCTGATTTACCAGAAATTTTATCATATATGAATGAAAAAAATCCAAATGTTATGATAAACATGAACACTAACGGAGGTATCAGAAGCCCACAGTGGTGGGGAGATCTAGCAAAATCTCACTCTAATTTTTTTGTAACTTTTAGTGTTGACGGCTTGAAAGATACCAATCATTTGTATAGACGTAATGTTAAGTGGGATAGATTAATACAAAATATAGAATCATTTATTACAAATGGTGGTCAAGCAATTTGGGAATTTTTAATATTCAAACACAACGAACATCAAATTGGAGAAGCCAAGCGTATGTCAGAAGAAATGGGATTTTCAACAATACGTTTTAAAAAACCATTTGGATTTGAAAATACAAATACAACCTATTCATCCATGCGAGTATTAGATGAGAATGGTGATTTAGATTATTATTTGTATCCTCCTACTGATCCTAGATTTAGAAATACAGTGTTTGAAGAAGAAAAAGAAGATGTTAATAGATATCATTCAGGAAATGATTGTTTTCCGTTAGAGGCATATAAAAAAGTACGTCAAGATAAAATAGATTATTATGAAGATGTATTTAAAACAGAACTTGAAAATTTTGTTCACCTGGACAATACTGAAATTTCCTGTATGACTCAAAACAGAGGAGAAGTTTATATCGATAGTAATGGTGATGTACACCCTTGCTGTTTTTTAGGTTTAGGCAGTCAGAATGTTACATTGAGTTTTGATATATTGCAATATTATAAATTGTTAGAAGAAAATACAAAATTAAATGAACGCAATGCCAAACATCATACTCTTAGAAATATCATTGATAATCAAACACAAGTGTTTAATCTAATAGAAAACAGTTGGAATAAAAAACACGAAGACGGCAGAATGATGTGTTGTAGTAAAATGTGTGTTAAAGATCACAGTCCTAAAGAGAATTTATACCTATGAATATAGAAGAAGCAATGAAAAAATGTCAGGTTATGAGTAAACCAAATGACAGTATAGTTCAGTCAATGATACTAAATCATTGGACAGGAGGAGAGAAAAATCCTAAATTAGTTATGGAACTAGGTTCTGGAAGTGGCGGCTGGAGTAGATTTATGCACTTTTTAGGCGCCACTAATATAGATTATATTCTATTAGAAGATTTTAGTTGGGCTAAGTCGGGATATGCTGACAGCAGATTTTATTGGCCCTATGACAAAGAAGATTTTTTAAATTTTATGAATCGAACAGATGATCGTATTTTCATTGAGAATCTAATAGATAAAACTGTTAATAATGCTGTTAAAGACGGGGATTTAGATGCTTACAAAAATAATGTATTAGCAGTTCGTGTTGATTGCGATATCGATTACAATGACTTAGTTTTTATAGTTGACAACTGTTTAGAACCAGAAGGATTTGTAATAATAGACGACTGTAAAGTAAATTGTGGATTAAAAAGAATATTGTCTGCAATAGACTTACTACAAGATAAAAAGTGTTATCCTGTGTTTGCTGGTGATAAAGAAATGATGCTGTGCAAAAGCAAAGAAAGAGCATATAGCACACAGGATAGTGTAATAGAAAAGATAGAAAACTACAATAACATATATAGTAATTTAGAAATAGTATACTCTAAGAATATTGATGAAATTAGATTCTTAGACATTACTCCATTTAAAGTGTACGTTGAATCAGGACAAGGAAAGGTATAATAATGAAAATATGTATGAATGAAAATGAGTTTGAACTTGAGTTATATGATACCAACTTTGTTGATGTATGGCACAATTGGATTTTCAAAGAAAATGACGAGGTTGTAATAACATTCAATGATGATGATTTCGCCAACAGAGTTAATCAAGTAGTTGAATCTCAGAATAAATTAGATGATATTTTAAATTCAGTGAACAATGCTATCACCGAACATGGATTGTCAGAAGAATGGCTATATCCTAGAAGTAATAGTTTTACACAAAGATTTTTAGAAACTACTCATGAAAAATGGGCAAACACAACCAAGCAAGCACAAGAAAAACATTTACCAATTTATGATGAACAAGTTGATAAAACAATAGTCGAATTACAAAAAATATTAAGAAATCAAAATATATCCTATCATGACATCAACCACGCTGTACACATGATAGAATTTAAGTATAGATTTTTTAGTTTACATTGGGCAGTAATTCAGAGACCTAGTAATGAAATAAGTCATTATCGTGTGACACACGAAGATACTAGTTTTGTAAAAGATGTAGTTTCTTTACCATTTAATGATATAGGAAGACCTCAGTACGAAAAATATATTTTGTGTGGTAAAGTTCAACACGAAGAAATTAGTAATTATCAAAATATAACCAATCGAATCGAACTAGAAGGCAGAGCAATTGCAGATTCCATTGATTCTAATTATATCTCAGAGTGCGAAAAAGCAGGTGTTCCTGTTTGGGGAACAGTTGTAAATATTGCTAAGAAAAAACAAAGAGATCCGTCGATGCTAGGTTATCAAATGCTAACAGGCTGGAAATCAGAGGATGGCAAGAATAGATTGTGTCTTAGAAAATGAAATATTGTTCTAAATTTTTTACACATTTAGAAGTAAGTTTAGATGGGTCTTGTTGGCTATGCTGTCCTGCATGGTTACCGACAAAAATAGGCAATATACTAGAAGATGAATTTGAAGATATGTGGAACGGTCCGTTAGCTCAAAACATAAGAAATCAAATTTATTCGGAAGAATGGAATTATTGCAATGCAGAATTTTGTCCTGTAATTGCACAAGATATGTTAAGAAACACAGAAGATATTGACAATCATATTCATATTCCAAAATATGTTAGAAATGCAATTAAAAAACAAAAAACAAAAATTCAACAACTACCTTATACAATAAATTTTAGTGAAGATGAAAGTTGTAATTTACAATGTCCTAGTTGTAGAGTAACAAAAATATTACACAATAGAGATAGTGAACAGTATAAAAAGAAAAAGAGGATCAATGATAAAATTTATGAACTTTTTTTACGGTATCCAACAAAAAGAGAATTTGAATTAAATGTTACAGGTAGCGGTGATCCTTTTGCTAGCATTATATACAGAGAAATGTTAGAAAGTCTAAATGGATCAGAATTTCCAAATATGATTATAAATCTAACTACAAATGGTGTATTATTTACAGAAAAAAATTGGAACAGAATTTCTAAAATACATAAAAACTTAAAAAATTGCAGAATAAGTCTAGATGCAGGAACAAAAGAAACCTATGAAACAAAAACTCGTTTGGGAGGAAAATGGGATATGCTTATGGAAAACTGTAAATTTCTAAATGATCGTGTTCCTGAGCTTGAAAAATTCCATCTTCATTTTGATTTTGTAGTACAGTACGATAATTATTTAGAAATGAAAGACTATATAGAGTTAGTGTTAACAAAATTTCCAAATGCTAGTAGTATTCATTTTAATAAAGTTACTAATTGGAAAACTTGGAGTCATGAACAGTTTAAGCAAAAAGCTATATGGATGGAAGATCATCCTGATCATCAAAAATTGATTGATGTATTAAAAGATAATATTTTTGATCATAAAAAAGTATGGTTAGGCAATTTGTATCCTTATAGAGAAAGTTAAGTTGTTGTATGAAAATTGCAATATTATACCACGGTCTAATTGATCCTTATACCGAAAGTACACATTACTTTAATACAAAAAACTTTTACGAATCTATCACATCTTATCATGATGTTGATATCTATTGCCATTTTTGGGATAACGGAAAAGATGAAGAAAATAAACTTTATCGATTGTATAAACCAAATAAATTAAAAATAGAAAAATACGAAGACAAATTAATACCTTTTAAAAAAGCTATTTTAGATTACAATCAAAAAAACCCACAATCAAAAGAATTAATATCTGAGAATATTTTTAGTAAATTTTTCTTTGAATCAGAAGATCAGACTTCTGATTATTTTTGGGGGAAATATCTAAGTTTACAATCATTATATCACACAGTGGGAGATTTAAGCGAATACGATTTTGTTGTTAAATTACATCCTTATGTTATACTTGAAAAATTAACATCACACAAGTGGGATATAGTTTTTAATAGAATTGAAAATTTTACACAGGAATTTAATAAAAATTCTATAATGAATTGTTACACACAAGCACTAGCAGGTGGCTCTATTACTTTTGATCTCTTATGGATATGTAAACCTCATGCTTGGGCAAACTATGTAAGCAATATACAAGAACATTGTCTAAAATTAGCTACTGAAGATAGATTGTGTTTTTTATGGCACAACAAGTGCTTACAAAATCCTGTTAAAGTTTATCCAGCAAAAGACCACAAATATTTAACTATCACTGATAATTGTTTTGTGTATAATTACTGTTCAATGGTTACAGGTACAACATTTATAGGCAGTAATAATACATTATTTGATGATACTATAAGTTTTGTAACTAGAAATTTTTGGGAAGATGGACATAAAATGGATATTCATGACATCAGAGAAAGGTCTGTTAAACACAAATGGTAATAGATCATAATAGAATACAGGTAGTCACTCATCCTCGCAGTAAATCTAATTTCTTTTGTCAATTATTACAAAGTCAGACTGGTTTTGATCTTGTTAGTGAACCTTTTCATAATAAAAAACAAATGTTTTATTCAGGACATTTTAGTCCAATTGATAGAGATACAATAGATGCTTGGGAATATATAGCAAAAGATATTAATGGTAGACAAAATATTATAGTTAAATTCATGTTACATCAGTTTAATTTTGTAGAAACTTTATCTCCCCAAGCAGCAAGAGAATATAATGCAAACGATTATTACAATTTTTTACTGATAAGAAAAAAAGCCTACGAAACATTAATTAGTAGTATTGCATCGACTTATATAAGAGTTTACATAAATTCTAAATACAATGAAAAACACATAAAATCTTTAAGCGAAAAAGCCACAGGAGAGTATTTGGATTTCTGTGCAAAAATTGTTTTTAATTGGTATTTTGATTTGTTATGTAATGATAATATTAGATACGATAGTGTTTTGTACTCAGAGAATCTTGACAATTCTTTTAAAATAAGTAATTATATTAACTATACAAAAGCAGCCGTTGAACCGTCTATTAAAAATGAAAAAACTAACTTAATGGACGAAATTGCAAAAGATCACAGTCTGATAGAAAGATGTCAAGCAGCATTAGATAAATTAAGTAATGGTGATCTTAAATTTCATAATGGAATACTTCAATGAAAACATGGAAAATATTAGAAGATGAACAAGACTCTAATAATTTAAAATTTAAAGATAAGCCAATAGACTGGAATGGTTGGACTTGGCAAGATAATGCAATAGATTATCTAATGAATCATTTCTTATACAAAAATCAAAGAAGAACTGTATTAGATATTGGTGCAAATATCGGAGTAAGCAGTGTAGCATTTTCTACTAGATTTGAGAACGTTCACAGTTTTGAAATGCGTCAAGACACGTATAATTGTTTAAAAGAAAATGTTTCTCATTTGGAAAACGTTAGTACCTATAATGTGACTTTAAGTAACGATGAACAAGAACTAAAGTATCACAAGTATCTGAGATCTGGTATGTCCAAGATAATCGAAAATAAAAACGAACAAGTGCAAGACGGCTTTATTGAAGAAAATATTTGTAAAACAACTAGACTGGATACTTTTGATTTTAAAAATGTTGACTTCATTAAAATTGATGTTGAAGGTCACGAA